AGTGGGCGAGGGATAACAAGAAGAAGGGACCAAAGCCATCGGAGGTATCCGAGACGGAGGAAGCTACGAAGAACGCAATAGACGAGGTGGAAAAGTTACTGGCTAAGAAGAGTGAGCCAAGTGACAACGCAGGCTAGTACCAACGACATAGTCGAGTATCTTTTCTCTAAGCTGGATTTTTACCCTACCGAGCGGCAGAGGCCGATTGTGGAGTGTCGTAAGCGGTTTATTCTTGTTGCGGGGGGTGAGCAGGCTGGCAAGAGCATGGTGGCAAGCAAATACCTAGTGTCCCGGTTTCTTGAGACCGAGGACCCGGGGCTGTACTGGCTGGTCGCAGCGGATTATGAACGGACGAGGGCCGAGTTTGACTACCTTGTGCAGGACTTTGCGACGCTGGGAATACTCGCGCAGGTCTCAAAACGGGTAGATCCCGGCAGGATAGTGCTTGCGGACGGCACCCGGATAGAGACAAAGAGTGCAAAGGACCCTAGAACCCTTGCTATGAGGGCTCCTGACGGCATAATCGGGTGTGAGGCATCCCAGCTCGATCTGGAATCCTTCCACCGCATGAGGGGCAGGTGTGCGCCCAAGCGCGGATGGCTGTTTCTTGCCGGAACTTTCGAGGGTAGCCTAGGATGGTATCCACAGTTATTCCAGACATGGCAGTTCGGGACAGTGGACGAGCAGAGTTTCTCGCTTCCTAGCTACACCAACCAGCATTTATATCCCGGGGGCAAGTCCGACCCGGAGATTCTGAGGCTCAAGGCTATGGCCTCCGATGAGTTCTTTATGGAACGCATCGAAGGGATACCTTCCCCGCCACAGGGACTCGTGTTCGGGGAGTTCAGACCCGATATACACATCAGTGAAGATGCCAAGTGGAACAAGGGTACGCCCGTGCAGCTCTGGATGGACCCGGGGTATGCCGGGGCATATGCCGTGGAAGCCGTGCAGAACATAAACGGACAGCTCTGCGTGATAGACGAGATATATGAACAGGGACTTATAACTACCGAAATTATTGATATAGCCCGTACCCGTCCGTGGTGGCAGGATGTTCAGGGAGGGGTAATTGACATAGCCGGGTACCAGCATCAGGCCATGTCTGCACCCGCAGAGATCTGGCTGGAGGAGACAGGGATCTACTTAGCCGCCCAGAAAGTCAGGATTAACGAGGGGACTGAACGGCTCAAAAGTTTCCTGAAAACAAACCCGGAGACAAATGCACCAAAGATCATTTTCAACCCGGGTTGCGAGGGAATCCTCTCTGAATTCGGCTCTGTGCCTAACCCTTTCGACGGGCAGACAAGGGCATACAGATGGAAAATCGATAGAGATGGTAATATAGTCGGAGACCAGCCCGAGGACAAGAACAACCACGGCGTAAAGGCAGTGGTGTACGGTCTGGTAGACCGATTTGGATACGGTCACACCGGGACCCGCGAGTTTATCAAGGTAAAGAGGTGGGCATAGGTGGCTCGACGCAAGGCCGAAGACATTATAGATCTCGTAGATTCACACTACGATGTTACGGAGCCTCTGCGCTCCCGCATGGATGCCGACCATCACCTTTACAGGCTGGAACCCTACGATGCCGGGGACGGATACCAGAGCTATACGAGCAACGAACCCCAGACATATGCCGACAAGATCATATCTTGGATGGCTGGCGCGGATATTATAGTCCGCATACCTCCAAACGGTAACCCGCGTAACAACCGGGAGACCAACAACGATAAGGAACGCTTTATCATTGGGGCCATCAAGGCCGCCAATGAACGCCTGCACCGCAGGCTGCTTCCAGACCTGCAAAGCCAGCTAGCATGGTACATAACCCTACGGGGCTGGTACGCTGGCAGGACACTGCTGGTCAAAAACAAGGACGGCAAGACCCACGTTGACATAACGCCGTGGGACCCGATGCACACCTACTGGGGAACGGACTCCGAAGGGCTGGCATGGGCCTGCTACAAGGTCAAGAAGACCCGCAGGGAGATAGAGACCCAGTACAAGGTACGCCTCGGGGATATCCGCTCTGATGAGGACGGGATCTGCGTATATGATTTCTATGATCGCGAGGATAACTTTGTGGTTATCCCGCACAGGTTCATCAAGAACCGAACCAAGCACGGCAGCAACGAGGTCCCGGTATTTCTGGGGCCAGTGGGAGCTAACCCGCTCGTACAGTCTCTCGAATGGTCATCCATCGAGGATACCGTTGAGGATTACGGCGAGTCCGTGTTCAAGTCCACCCGGAATCTTTACGATAATCACAACTTTATGATGTCCGTAATGCTGGAGCTGACCGCGAGGTCACGCAAGCAGGGACTCAAGATAATTTCAAGGGATGGCACCAAGTCACTGGAGGAAGATCCGTACAAGGAAGGTACGGAGATATCACTGGCACAGGGGGAGAACGTCGAACCCCTTGGCCTGCTGGAGATGTCTAGGGAATCAGGTGCGTACATGGGACTCGTGTCGGGAGAGATACAGCGAGGCTCCATACCCCACTCGGTGTATGGAGAGCTACAGTTCCAGCTCTCCGGGTTTGCCATAAATACTCTCAGGCAGGGTGTCGAGTCGGTACTCTCACCCAGAATCCTGTCATTGCAGGATGCCTACAGGCAGATATGCATACTCCTGTGTGACCAGTATGCCTCGGGCTCGTTCTCCACGATGGAGCTGTCCGGGCAGGATAATAACAGGATGTACTTCTCCGAGACGATTACCCCTGAAAAGGTCAGGGATGGCGGCGAAATAGACATATCCGTGGTGCCCAAGCTGCCACAGGACGATATGACCAAGTACTCTATGGCACAGATCGCACGGGAAGGCCCGACTCCGCTCATGCCGGACCTCTGGATCAGGGACAATGTTCTGGGACTACAGGACGCAGACCAGATCGAGGATGCGATCAAGGAACAGATAGCAGAAAGAACACTACCCGAAGCAGGGCTGTGGAGCCTGTATCAGGCAGCCCTCAAACAGGGACGCGAAGATCTCGCGGAGCTGTATGCAGGGGAACTTAAAGCCCTGCTCTTGAGTAAAGCCAAGGCATTGTCAGATAATCTGGGTGGTGGCGGGGGACCGCCTGCCCCATCCGCAGGTGCATTACCTCCAGTGCCACCGGGTGCCCCGCCACCGGGTCCACCGGGTATGCCTCCACCAAGCGTGATGCCACCCGCTATGGCCGGGGTGCCACCACCAATGCCAACTCCGCAGGCAGGACCAGTCGTTCCCCCGGGACAGCCAAGACCGGGAGGCGTAGGTGACGAAGAACGTCTCAGACGTATGGGCTTGGTAGGACCGGGAGGCTAATTATGGCTTTTGATAAAAACATAGCAACGGCATTTGGGAACCTGCCAGACATGATAATGGGAGGGGCTGGCCCCCATGAATTATTTGCCGTGGCTAACACGGGCAGCCTGCCAAAGCAGCCCCCGTCTCAGCTTAATCCCACCCCTAACCCCGCGTCGGCATCCCTGCCTACTTTTAATGAGTTGATTGCATCCGGGGTACCGCCAGAGGAAGCCTTGCTATTGTCTGTGGAGATTGCCAACGAGAAGACACAACAGGCAATGACGGATATACAGGCTAATAATGGAATGATTACGACAGTTGCAGCACAGGCTTTTAATGCTGGCCCACAGATACAAGAGCATATGGACAGCATCAGCGATATATTTGGCGTATCTCAAGAGGATATAGTAGAAGAGATAACTAAGATTAACCAAGATCCTCCTAACCAGCTAGTGCAGGGTAGGTCCCCGCAGAGGAACCCTACGGCAGATGAAGTGGCGCAGGCAACGCCAGCACATGATGCCAGCCTCTATTTCAGATCCGAGGAACTGGACCCGCTCTATGAAGAGCGTGAGCGGGACTTTGTCCCAATATCAGATCCCCGTTCTGAACAGGCACGAGGACTTGCAGCATCATTAGGACGGGCACAAAAGGATACTCGGTACAATCAGGGGCCAATATATACTTTCAAAGCGGCCACGGAAAATACAAATGCTGGTGAACCACCAAGTGGTGCCCCAGCATACGACAGCTATGCGGACATACAGGCTGCATGGGCTCAGGGAAAAATAAACGGGGACGAAGTCACCGAGAGCATAGAGGAACTATGGCTATACATAGAGAGTAGAAAGATAAGCGATACTGCTAGTTTGAAACATCCTATTAAAAAAGAGATAAACAAAATCAAAAACCAGCTATGGACTGGGCTTCCCGATTCTATAAAGCAGGCAATGAGTCAGAATACACCCAAGGGTGAGCCGCTCGGACTAGGCTATAAAAAGGAAGATACACCACCGACACAGTACTCCTCGCCCCCGCCACCTCAAGCTCAAACCGAGGAAGGGTACGCTGGATGGTTTGGGGACCTTCCCTCTCCCCCATATGCTCCCTCTACCACAGTACCTACTGATGAGGACCGCATATTATTAGAAGAAGCTGGCCCTGCTGGGCTTTCCGAGGCAGATATACAGCGTCGTGAGGCGATGGGACAACATGGGCCGACTCTTGGAACTCTTGAACAGGCTAATGAATTTGCTCAAAAGATTGAAGAATTAAAGTGGAAGTACCTTAATCCTAACAGGCAAGCTACCATCACAGACGATAGGGTTCCGTTCTTAGGTGATCTACTGAAGATGTTCAGTAGCCCGGAAGGCTACAATTATATGAAGTGGTATCACGGGGATAAACTGAGCCATGAATCCTCTAAAGAAGGTTCTGAAGAAGGTTATGAAGCGGGGATCTGGTTGGCCGAGAACCTGATTTATCAGTGGACTACAGAAGAAGCGCAACGCTCACTTGAAGACAGTAGGGCTGATGAAGAAGTTCGGAGACTAGAGGAAGAAAGACAGAGACTAGAGCGAGAAGCTGAGGCTGCTGCTCGGGCCGGGGAGGATGAACGGGCTAGACAACTTCTTGCAGAGGCCGCAAAGGCCGCAAAGGCTGCCGAGGCTGCTGCTGCCGAGGCTGCTGCCGCAAAGGCTGCTGAGGTAAAGGCTGTTGTTGTTACTGAGGAAGCTCCAGTCGTGGATTACATGGATAAGGCAGCCAGCGATGAAACAATAATAAACTTATGGAAATTGGGGACTACTCATGGGTGGATAAAACCACTTACTAAACGGCTGGAAGAATTGGAAATAACGGACCCGGAACAGCAAGGTAGAATAATATCCGACTTTGCAAGCGGGGCTCTTTTTAAGAGGGATACTGCTACTGCTGATACTGCTGCTGTTCCTGCCGTTGCTACTCAGGGTGCTGCTCAGGTTGCTGCTCAGGTTGCTACTGGTTT